GAGCCTATCGACGAGCAGGGCGTCCAGTGCGACCGACTCATAGGATTCGAGCGGCCCCATCTCGTAGCAGAGGGAGTTCGTCCTGAGCCACGCATCCTCCGCTGCTACCCACTCCGGCCCCCATGCGACGGAGGAGAGGCGGAGTTCGTCGATGAGGCCGTCGAATGCCGCGTCGAGACTGCCAACGTTGCCGATAATCAGGTTGCTGGCGGCATCAGTTATCCTGTCGCCTGCTCCGTCAGACAGTTGGGACACGCCAAGCAACGCCCCCTCGCGGTACAGATTGATGCTCGCCGCTAGGGCAGTCCCGCTCCATGCGGAATGTACGGTTTGCCATGCCCCTAACGTAATCGAGTTATCGACGGTGCGCTTGTAAAGCATGGTGGGATGGGCAACGGAAAACAGCAGTTGGGGCGGAGGTCCAGCGCGCACCCTGAAGGCCCATCCGTACGTGGGAGACCAGCTAGTAGCCTTGCTGACAATCTGACCCAGATTCGATTGCCCAAGGGTTGCGGGTTTCATCAACGCGGTAATGGTTATCTGCGGCAGGTTGTCCAGCGTCGCGGCGCTCCCGCAGTTGATGTATGTTCCGCTCGCCGCCACAAACTGCTGCGCCCGTCCCACCACTCCCGCAACCTCAGTGGGGGCGGCTGCGCCAGCGCCCTTCGTGCCGGTGTTGGCGTTCACCGTGCTGTCCAGAATCTTCGTCGCGTCGCCCGGCTTGTCGTTCATGTGGTGCACAGCCACGTAGCCGCCCACTGTGAACGTGATGGTGCCGGTACCTGAGACCGTGACTTGCCCGTCCGCCGTGAGGGTGACGGGTGAACCCGAGACGGTAGCGGTGCCGGATGCCACTACGACAGTCTGTCCGGTAGGAACGGTCACACCGAAGGTTCCGGCCTGCGTGACGTTGACGGTCAAAGGGGCTGTGTAGGTGCGCGAGATTGGGCATTCGGTCGCGATGCCGGAGCCATTCGTCATGCCGCAGGGAAGCGTGCGCTCCCATACTTCGTAGTCGTTTACCTCAGCGCCGGCGGCGTTGCCGCAGTACACGTACACAACCGTGTTGGCCGAGTGCGAATAGGATGGCAGTTTGACGTAGAGTTCAATGACATGCGTCGTGGCGTTGAACGTCACGAGTTCCCGTTTGAGCTTGGTCGAGCCATCCGAGGACGTGACTACGATGTCGGAGCCATCGGCTTTGACAGTAGTCCAGAATCCGGCAGGCGCGTTGTCGGTCGCGAACACGACGGCGAAGTCGGTCTGAGTAGCACCGCCCGCCTTCGTGGCGTAGCAGGTGGCCTTCGTCCGGTACTTCCACGAGGCGTTATACCAGCTCAATCGGATTCCTCCGTCATCTGGATGCGACAGACTGAGATAACTGTATCGGTAGCCGAGTCCCGTACCCACACCTGATTCTTGCGGGTGAGGTACGAGGCCCGGAGTTCATTCAACGGGATGGTGAGGCCCACGACATCGGGAGCGTTCGTTATCTGTTCCAGTGAGCCATCTATCAAGTCACGGATTACCCCGAGCAGTACACCGCTCGGGTCGCGCACTTCGATGTAGTAGGGCGCGTTGTAGGTCTGGTCCTTGAGGATTACATCAAGGGCGACCGTTTCAAGGTCCGTAGCCTCAATTGCTGCTGTAAGATTGACTGTCTTCGAGTCGGTATCCCTGAGCAGGGTCGAGAGGGCAACGAGAGACAAGAGCCTGTCGACGGCCAGAACGTCGAGGTCGATGGTCTCCCAATCCACGTCCCGGAGCAATGCCGTGAGGGCGATGGTAGTCAAGTCCGTGTCGCGGAGCAAGGCGTCAAGGTTGACTGACTGCTGCATCAGGCCCAACAGCACGTCGAGCGCAACCGTTGTAAGGTCGGTATCGCGGAGCAGGGCATCAAGCGCGGCAGACGTGGAGTCCGTGTCGCGAAGCAAAGCCGACAGGTTCACGGCTTCCGAGTCCGTATCTCTCAGCAAGGCGCTGAGTGCAACGGTCGTGGTGTAGGTTGTTTCGCCCGTGTCGCCTGTGCCGTAGAGGGAGATGGCATGACCGGACGCATATTCGAACGAGGCGCTGTCGGTTGGGTCGATTATCTCAGTGCTGGCCGGCCAGATGCCTCCGGCGGCGCCACTTGTGACCCTGTCAACCGTGCATGAATCAGTCCCCCTGTGACAGGCTCCGATGTAGTCTCCGGTGACAACCGTGATGTCGAGGCCGGTGAAGGTCTGCTTCGAGCCAGCCGCGCATGCGCCGACGCCCTCGGAATCGCGGCAGGTGAGCACGTTGCCGGATGCAGAGAAGGTGCCGAACCACAGGCCGCCGTCCTTCGTATCTGTTGCGGCGTTATTCAGCCAGATTTCAACCGTGTCTATGGAGCCGTCGGCATTGGCGGCGTTGTTGCCATCAACCGCCGTGTCGGGAGAGTAGGCGGTGGCGAGCGATACGCTATCGGCCCTGTCGGTTGCGGCAGAGCCGACGTCAATCGCGGCCATTCCCTACCTCATGCCCCATGAGCAGGCGCCCTATCTTCGCAACGTCATCCAGTGTCCACGCCTTCGTTCCGAGCGCGGACGCCTTGCCGGAGACCGGGCAGATATGCCCCTTCGCGGAGCCATCCGTCATCAAGGTGCGTTCGTCTCTGCCGAGCAAGTCGTCTGATTCAAGGTGCGCTTCGAGCAATTCCATATAGGAGAGAACGTCTGCATCAAGGTCGTCGAGCGAGTTCCCCGGCCGGAGGTAGTGCATCCGGCACTCGATGGGGTTCAGGTCGACTTGGTACGGGATGGCCTCGGCTTCGAGGATGGCCTTCTTGTCAGCGCGCTTGGACTTGGCAAGTCGTTCCGTCTGCTTGTCAGTGAGCAGAGCCGTAGGCCGGTACACGACCTGTGTGTTGCCCATGGGGCGGTCCGTGCCTTGAAAGTAGTCCATGCGGACGCGGATACAGCCGGACTTCTCATGTAGCCACACATGCTGTTCCGAAGTGCAGCGTGCAATCACCTGAGCACCGCCTGCGTCTCACCGGCAGAGCGAGGTTCGGTCCGCTTCAACACCGTACCATCGGGGTAGATTTCAAGCCTGGGCCCGCCTTCGATGCCCACGATGTAGCAGGCGATGGCAACCGGCGGATGAGCCAAGAGCCGTTTGATTCGTTCCTCGGGAGTCTCTTTGGCCTTGCCCATCTCGATGGAGATTTTCGTCCTTCGTGCAACGAAGCCCTGAGAGCCGCGCGCGTCCACACAATGCTTGTGGAGCAACGGGTTATGCCTGAATCCCGCCATGCGAAGCCCGAGGGGTACAGGAATCCACCAGTAGCGCACAGCGCGCTTGTGGTTGACGGCAGAGTACGGGGTCTCGGTCAGCCGGACGGGGTCAATCTGCGACACGAGCCTGTCGGTCTGCTCGACTGCCCAGAACATCTCGCATATCGGTCGCATGGCCCTCCCCTTAGCCTAGATTTCATCGTAGACGAACGTCAGCGTTTCGGCTGCCTGCAATCCCCTTGTCGCGTCGTCTGCCACTTTTGCCTGGATGACAACATGGCCAAACGCCTCCGCCGCCGAGTGGTCCGCGGTGTCGACGGTCAGCATCGCCCCGGATGTGTAGGCAGAGACAAGCCCGGTCTCCGGATTCTGCCCCTTGTAGTACGCATGGCCGTCCGTGTCATCTTCCATGTCGTCGCCCGTGGTGCCCTCGGTACCGGTCGCCTGGTCATAGGATGCGGCAGGACAACCGTTATCGCCTGTGTCCCTGAGCCCGATGACGAGCTTGCCGCCCGTGCCGAGCGCCCAGCCTATCGTGCCGTCGCTGTAGAACTTGTGGTTGTTCAGGAGGGTGGCGTCGTTCATGGCCGAGATAGTCAACTGCAACGACATCCAGTAGCTGAAATTGAAGTCCGCCGCAGGGATGGGGATAGGGTTCGCGGTGCCCGGGGCCGCTGAGTCCGATGTGCTGAGCCGGGGAGTCGTCACGACCGTAGCCGCCGGACCGGCTCCGGTCAACTGAGAAACGTTCACTGTTGCAACCGCCACGTTTCACCTCCTACATATACCGAGCGTTGTACTTGATTCTGAGCGAGCCGAGCGAGCCGAAGCCCGTCACTGACAACAGGTTGGTTCCCGGCACGAGCACGGGGAATTGACCTCCAACACCCGTCATGGCAGCCGAGCCTTCGAGCGACACGTACCATGTACGGCAGTCGATGGTGAGGCGTTGCCCACTGGTCAGCGAGCCCGCCCAGGTGAGCGACATGCCGACGCCCGCGTTCAGGATAGTCAATGTCGAGTTCCACGCTTCGCCTGCTGTCAGAATCAGCACCGGGTAGGCGTCAGCCGAGCCAGCTACCGAGAGTGAGATTTCCTTCGGGTCCGCGTCGATGGCGTGGACCACATCGACTCCCGTCATTGCGTAGGCACACGGATCGTTGCACACGAACGAAAGGGTCCCCTCAAATACCGATGGCGCAGGCCACGCGCCTGAGAGTCCCACGTACCGGGCGAGCCAGTAGCGCGTCGAGACGTTGCTGAGCACGAGACGCCCGTCGCGCCTGAGATTCAGTACCGCCTTGATTGAATCAAGGTACGCCTCGGCACTTGCTCTTGACGTGCCGATGACCGAGACGCCGAGGTGCATCTGCTTCGGTGTCGACTTCGACTCCGGCGAGTAGGATTTCGCCGCCATCTGATACGACTCGGCGGCCATCTGCGCCGACGGGTCAGGCGTCAGCAACGACAACCCGTATGCCGACAGGTCGATGCCATTGAACGTGATGCTAGGCATAGCGCCCCTTCATCTGCCAGTCCTTGTACTGGAGACGGCTGACGACATCCGTGACTGCCCGCTCAATCTTGCCGATGTCCGCCTCTTCGCGGATGGCAAGCTGTGCCCCCTGAAAGAAATTCAGCGTCATGCCGCCGCCGCCAGCAGGACTCACGACCTCCGGGCCCCTCTCGCCCGCGATGGCGTACGGTTTCTGCGACCTGAGCCCATAGAGCAAGGTGGGCTCATTGATGGGCCCGCCAGATTGATATGCCTTGACCTTCATGCCGCCGAGCATCGCCATGAGGCGAACAATCTTCTGCGAGAACGTGGGTTCCTCGCCCTGCTCCGGTATCTCGATATTGGGCCCCTGGACGTTCGCCATGGCCGCGTTGTAGGCAGCGACGAACGTCTCGGTGTCGGCCAACTCGTCGACGTGAAGCTGCTTGAAGGCGGCGAGCTGCTGCGCGTAGGCCAGTATCTGCGTCGACGCCTGGTCCTGAATGAGTTTCTGCTGTGCATCGAACGCCCGGTCAGCCTCGGCCTGCTGCTCACCGAAGAACGTCTCGTAGCCCGAGGCTTTGATGTCGTTGTAGAGCTTGTCGGCAGCCTTCTCGCGCTCGTGCTTCGCGTAGTAGTCGGCTATCTCGTCTTCAAGTTCGCGCTTGCGCGTGCGGCTCAGGTTGTCGTCCTTGGCGAGTTCCTGTTCCATCTCACGGATACGGCCCTTTTCGATTCTGGCGTTGCGCCGCGCATCGGCAGAGTCCTGTTCACTCACCATGTCAAGGTACGCCTGGGCACGCTCGCCAAGGTTGGGGTTCATCGCGGCGAGTTCCGCGATGGCCTGCTTGTCGAGTTCGACGAGCCGTTCCTTCGTCAGGTCGCGGTAGAAGCCGATGCGCTCTTGCAAGGCCGAACGCTCCGCGTCGCGCACACCTCGCGCGGATGCTATCTGCGCGTCAGCGGTGGACTGGATGGATGACATGACCTTGCCATAGGCGGACTCGACTCCCGTGACCATGGCGTCCGCGTTCTGCCGGATACCGTCAGCCCATGCCCGGAATTTGCGGCTATTCTCGTCGAGCCCTGCGTTGAACCACGCCAGGACCTTGTCCCAATTCCTGTAGAGCACGATGCCGGCAGTTACGAGCGCCCCGACAGCGAGCACGACCAGCCCGATGGGATTGGCCGACAGCGCCGCATTCCAGAGCCATTGCACGCCTGTGATTTTCCGAATGAGCCCTATCGCTGCGCCGATGCCTTGAGAGGCGAGCCCGAAGGTAATGAGTAGCGGGCCCACTGCAGCCGCGAGTCCGGCTGCAACAACGATGGCCTCCCGGACCGGCTCGGGTAGTTCCGAGAATGCCCGCACTGCATCGGTGATGCCCTTCGTCAGCTTCTCGACAGCCGGTTGCACCGTTGACGCTATGGCATTGCCGAGTTCGATTGACGAGTTCGTGAGCGCCGTCATCATCTGGTCCCAGGTGAAGCCGATGCCGGTCGTCATCTGGGACAGGGCTTCTTCTGTGCGCCCCGACGAGTTGCCTATCTCGTCGAGCGCCCTCGCGAACTCGTCCGCGCTCGTACTGACGAGCGGCAGCACGGCCCTGATTGACCGGATGTTGGGGAATAGCTCTGCGAGCTGGTCGACCTCTCCGCCGGTGGCCTTCTGCACTTCAAGCAGGACGTTCCTCAGGCCACCAAACTTCTCGATGGCCTGCGGTCCGGTATCGACGCCCCATTCGCTATAGAGCGCCTGGAGTGCCACGGATGGTGTGATGAGCTGTGCGAGCGTCGCGTTCAAGGCGGTTGCGGCCTCGTCGGTTGAGCCCGAGACCTTCGTCAGCGTCGCAAGGGCGGCGCCCGTTTCTTCGATTGAAACCCCGAGCCCTGCGGCCATGGAGGCGGCTATCGGGAAGGCGTGGGTCATCTCCTCGAATGACAAGAGGCCCACGTCGACAATCGCCATGAAGCGGTCCATCGCCAAGCTTGCACCGTCGGCCCCCGACAGCGAGAACATATTCATGGCCTTCGTCAATGCGCCGGCCGTTGAAGCAAGGTCCGCAGCTCCGCCCGTCGCGCCCTTGACTGCGACCTCCAGTATATCGAGCGACTCAGCCCCCTTGTAACCGGATGACACTATCTGGTAGTACGCGGCAGCCACATCGGATGCCGCCTTGCCCGTAGCGGACGAGATGTCAAGAATGCGCTGCTTGTAGACTGCCGCTTCCTCGGCGGAGGCACCCAGCGTGACGTTGATAGCGCGGAATGCCTGGTCGAAATCACCAGCGGCTTTGAATGATGCCGTGCCGAGCGCCACGATAGGACCAGTGACGTAGAGGGAGAGTTTCCGGCCGACCTTTTCCATGGCCTTGCCGGTCGTAGTGAACCGCTGCTCGATGCCGGCAAGCTGTTTATCGACGACTTCGATGCCCTCGATTGTCATCCTGCCGAACAGGTCAAATACGTTCACGCGCCCTCTCCAGTATGGCCTCGGCCTTCGCTATGGCTTCCTGCGCTGTAACGTGCTCCCGCACCGGCTCTTGCTCCGATAGGCCCATCTGCGCAAGGTAATCGCCAAACGACTTCTCTCCCCCTGCGCCGAGTTGAAACGCTATCCATGCGCCTTCCCTCAGTCGTTCCTTGGCCTCGTCGCGCTCCGCTCGCTCCACGAGGCGGCAGAGCCGCAAGAACCGAGCGTAGGTCAGCCTGCTGACTTCGCCGTCTGTCCAGCCGTAGCGACGCTGAACCTGGTCGATAGCTGCTTCCATGCCGCGCTTGCCATCCGGGAAGCACGAGCGAAAAAATCGCGCGCGCCCTCCTGCGCGGATAGCTGGTCGACGATGTCAAGCAAGGTCGAGGCAGGCATGGCCTTGAAGTCCTCTACGGTAGCGCCGATGAGGTCCGCCGCCCACGCCTTCATGTCGTCCTCGGCTTCGAGCAACGCCAGGAGCAGCGTCACCATGGAGAGGTTTGTCCCCTGCTTGGCTATCTGCTCCTGCGTCGCCCTGGTAGCCTTGCCGAACATCTTCGCCACACGGGATACATCCTCGGTCGTCAACTCCCTCACAGTAACCATGTTCCTCCTCCTACGTCGACGGATAGGTGATGGAGAACGGCTCGGTATCGAGAGCCGTTGACAGGTAGTGGCCGGTGAACGTCACCTGCACGACTGCTTCGTCCTTCGGTGCGGCCGTGATTGACAGGCCCGCATCACACAGCGCATTGGTGATTTTGCAGATGATGGGGTCGGTCTGGCCCTGAATCGTACCCACGATGGCCACGGAGTCGGAGTAGCACTCGTCCGTGACTTCCTCTCCCGTGATGGTCCCGGAGCCCGACACGTAGGTGTAGGTCGCCACGATGCTGTAGGATGCGCCGGACCCGGGAGCGGTCACGAACTGAATCGTGCCGGTGTCGTAGTCCATCGTGTAGTGCGTGCCCCGCGTCTGCGCCACGCCCTCGAGGGTGATGGTCTCGGAGTTCTCCAGCACGAGTCCATGGTCAAGGGCAAACTCTTTGGTCGAGCCGTCGCCGTCGCCCACCGCTTCGTTCGAGATGAGCGTAGTGCCGGCGCTATAGGAGTCGACACCGAGCGCCCTTCTCAGGTTTTCAGCCGTCAACTCGAGCATGTTGGCAACGATCTTCGCGTCGACTGACTCTAGCCTTCTCAGGCCCTTGACTGGCCCTTTGGCCCCGTCCGGCTCGATGACACGGATGTTCCGCGTGACCTCGAAGGTGTTGCCGCCCTTGGTGGCTCCGAGCAATGTGCCGGGGTTGTCCACCGACACGAACCCGATGTACACCGCACCCGCGTCTATGAGGATGCGCGAGGCGGTATCGCTTGATACGCCATGCTTGACTACTGCCATCTGTCACCCCCTAACTCGGGTATATAATTTCCCAGGGCTCGGCGTCCAGGTCGGTCGACAGGTAGTGTGCCTCGAACACCATCTGAATCACCGCTTCGTCGTGCGGGTTCGCCGCAATCTGGAACGGCCCCGTCACGAGGCAGTTCTGGAGCGAGATGACGATAGGGGCGGTCGTGCCCGCGAACCCCGTGACCGTTGCGACAAGCGCGATGGTGACGTAGTCGTTGTCGTCAACCTCGGCTCCCGTGATGACATGCGATGCCGCCGCACAGCCAGGGAGTGCGGTCAGCAGGTTCGCCTCGGTGATTTCCAAGAGGTTCACCGTCAGCTTCGCCGCGACCGTCTCCAGCCTGCGGAGTCCCTTCACCGGGCCCTTGGCGCCATCGGGTTCGATGGTCCGGATGTTCCGGACCAGCTCGAACACGGAGCCGCCCTTCGTTGCGCCGAGAAGCGTGCCGGGTGACGCGATGGATGTCCACCCGGTGTAGATGGCTCCCGCGTCGATGATGAGCCTGTCGTGGGTGTCTGCCGATACGCCGTGCTTCACTACTGCCATGTTAGCCTCCTATGGCTACTCGTTCCGAGCGGTTAGCCTCTAGCAACTGCCAGCGCAACAGACGAATATCTTCGTGTAGCGCCTTGATTTGAGCATCGCGTCCATCAATCAAGCCCTGCTGGTATCCCTTGCGATAGCCCGCGTCGTGCTCGGTTCTGTGCGCGCCCTTGGTCATCACCTCAAGATTCTCGATGCGGTTGTCGCCCTTCATCCCGTTCTTATGGTGCACAACTTCCCACGGTTGTAGGCACCGTCCCAGGTGGCGAGCCGCCACAAGGCGGTGTTCAAAGACATAGGCAGCTTGCGCGGTAACGCGCGAAGCCATCGCCGCGAAGAAGTCTTGGAGTGGAATCCTGACGACGATATAGCCCTCGCGCGTAGTTATCCTGCCGCCAGCCCACTGCGATGAGTGCTCGCCGGTATTAGAGCACCGCTTACAACGCTGGCTGGCGGGCCCGCCCTTGGTAAGTGTGACCCACCGTTCTTTGCCGCAATCGACGCACTTGGCCCATACATATTTCTGGGAGTCGTTGCCGCGCTTCCCGATGTCCCTAGCCCTTACAGTTGCGCCAACCTGCGTCATTTTCTATCCTCTCGTCAATATCGCGGCGACTTCTTCGGCCCTATAGCATCGTACGTTGAATTGGATACTGTAGTGCCAGATGCCATTCTCCAGGTCGGGGATGAACCCCTCGGTCTGGAGCCAGATGCGAGCCGAATTCACTTCGGTCGTGGTGATGATTTGCTCGTCCAGGAGCGTCATCAACCGCTGTCTGATAGCGAGCGCCTCGGCCATGTTGTCCGAGTCGCTGAATATGTCGATGTAGTAGGTTCCTTGCCTCAAAGGGAAGGGCTCCACGAGCGAGAGGTCGAGCCTGTGCACCATGAAGGGAAACACGGTGTCGGGTGCAGCCTGCACGGGGTAGAGCCGTACCGTGCCGCCCATCGTCGATTTCAACGACGTGTCGCCCGACACGTTCGTGTAGAGCTGGCCCAGCAGGCTCAGGACAGGGTCTAGAACCACGGTCGCCTCCACAGTTCGATGATGCGCGCAGTGCAGGCTTCAAAGGTCTTCCTGAGCCACGGGCGCGCGCCCATGTGGATGGTGCCGTATTCAAGGTGGACACCGTAGAGTTGCGGTGTGCCAATCTCGCCCACGAGCGCCCTGCCTGCCCCGTGGATGGCATAGTCGATGGATGACCGAAGCGCGCCGAGTCGCACCGCCGGCGCTTCGCCGGGAGCCGACGCCGTGTACCATACGCCTGTACCAGCTTTTGACCGTCCTTCGCCTATGCGCTTGCCGGTGGTAGGCACCTTGTACCTCAGGCCGTGCCTTGTGCCGGTGAGCATCTGTTTCGTCTCGTCGCGGACGGTCATGCAGGCCGCCTCCATGCGCTTCGCCGCGATGTCCTGCATCGAGCGCACGACCTCGTCGCGACGCGACACAAGCGTTACCGTTACTCCCATCGTTCCTTCACCATGACAACCGTGTTGCCGTTGACGACCTGCGCCGGACTCGTGGGAATGAGCGTCCGCGAGCCCCATTGAAAGCGGTGGTCACCGACGCGCACAGTGCAAAGCCCCTTGAATATGACCTTGTGCGTGACCTCGGAGTTCAATTGCTGATACGCGAGCCGCGTCTGAGCACTGACCGGGATGACCTCAGCATGACGAGTCTCCACGGGAGCCCATGTCACCGTCTCGCCCGACGTGCCAAGGGTGGCCGTTCGTTCCTGCACTCTCAGCACTTCCTTCATCATAGCCAGCCAGCCTTGTACTGATTCAGCAGCGCCTTCGCGTCAGATGGCAGATTGTAGGTTATGGAACCGAGCCCGCCCATGCCGCGATTCTCGGAGTCAATCCTGTCGATGGGATGCTCGTAGAGGTAGGCGATGGCCGACAACACAGCCTGAATCGCATCCGGGTAGGACGCCTGCACGAGTGCTCGCGTCGCGGCGTAGCCTGCCGTGTAGACCACGATGTACTCGTCATCCTGCTCCCAGGAGCCGTGGAGTCTACCTACGTGGAGGCGTTCGGTGTAATCGTCGACAACATGTAGCGACACCTCGTACCGGAACACGAGCTTTGCGCCGTCAGCCGGAGCCGAGACGAACGTCACGGTGGCGGTTGCCAGGGCGTAGTGCGTGGTCACGGTCTGGAGCACGCCATCCACATACACTGCAAGCGAATCCGTCTTGGGTGTGCCGGAGAGTACGAATATCGCTGTCGACCCATCGCCGGTCTCGCCGTCGATGACGCGGTACGAGACGGACGTTATCGATACGACGGGACTGCGATAGAGCCTCAGCGTCTCGGAGCCGTCGCCCTCATGCGATTCCGTGAAGGACCGCTGCACGAAAGCGCGCCCGGTGTAACGCTCTGCCGCAAGCGTAGCGGCTTCAATCAGCCGTTCAATGAGTTCGTCATCCATGGCCTCGTAGGTATCGGTCGTGGCCGTGTAGTCATACGAAGCAGTGACGGCCTTGTTCAGCGCCGGTTTCCCGGCGGTGGTGAATGTCAAAGTAGTGCCGCTCACGGAGTAGTCAGTTGTGACGACTTTCAATGTCGAGTCGACATAGACTTTCAGTGACCCGTCGAGCGGCGTGTGGTCGAGTGTGAAGGCGACGGTCGTGCCGTCGCCCATGCCGACGTATTCGGCATCGACATGCAGTGTGATGGCCGGCGCAACCCTTAGATGGGCCTTCGCCTGTGCCAGGGTCACGAGAGCGGTAGCAGACAGACTCACTTCTTCGCCTTCTTCCGGGGCTTGGGTTTGACTTCAATCGGTTTGATTTCAACCGGCTTGGCCTCAACGGGCGGAGTAGGCTTCGACCGATTCTCGGGCACATCGACGGTCTTGTCTTCCATGGCCATGCCGTGACGGAGCCACAACTGGGCATCTTCGTCAGGAACCGATGCCATGTCTCCGGACTTGAGGTAGGCATCCCTCGCCTTCCAGTAGAAGGGCTTCAGTATCCGTACTCTCGTCATGTTACCTCCACCTTTTCTTTTCGGGGCCGGGTGAGCAAAGGAATAACTCTGCCCGGCCCCAAGGTCTCTAGCCCTTTCGGGCGGGACCTACGGCGTGATCTGGAGCATGATGAACGGCGCTCCCTGCGTGCCTGCCGCGGCGTGGGTCAACACGAACCCCGCCTGCTGCTGCTTGGTCACGTAGGCGTCGCTGTAGTCATACTCGTCGATGGACCCGTCGTGCCTGAACACGACATTGAGGTCGTGGTCGGCCTCTCCGACCTCGGCCTGTGGCGACACCCAGCACGGCCCCCAGGTCTGGAGCCAGAAGTATTTGCCGGTCGTCGCGGGGTAGGTCGGGATTCCGACGATGGCCGCCCTCGGCTTGTTGCCCGAGATGACGTTGTAGTACGGGGACGCCATGCACTCGCAGTGCGTCACGTCGACCACAACTGCCACAGGAGTGGGTGAGTCAAGGGTGACGGTCATCTCGCCGGTGGCAACCGCTGTGTTGGCGGTGATCTGCCGGATGAACGTGTTGGAGCTGTGCGGGAAGACGAGGATGTAGCCACCAACCAGTTCATTAGCGGCAATCACGCCATCCGAAGCGGCTCCATCTGACGCAGCGACGTCGAGCGTCAGCTCTGAAACCCCCGCGTCAGCTGATGCAGCTATCGTCGCATAGGCCACGTGCTGGCCGGCGGTGATGTGTGAGCCGACGTCGGGGTTCTGCGTGCCCGATGCCTTGGCGTAGGCGAACGTCCTGCCGCCCAGCCTCAGCAATGTGCCCAGTGGGTATTTCTGAACCGTGTCCTGCTCGTACGGGGTGCCGCCCCCGAGTTCGATTTCCGCTTCCCCGACTCCGGGGATATGGATTCTGGCCTTCTGTCCTGCCATAGCTATGTCTCCTCAATCGTACTAGGCCGGAGTTTCACCGGCCCGGTTCAGGGCTAGGTCTCGTTGTACAGCCCGTAGAAGGCTGCGGGGCGAATCACGCCGCCACCGACGCGCTTGTGCACCTTGAAGCCCACAAGGCCCGCTTCGGCGTACAGTTCATTCAGCCTCTGGAGCATGAGCCCCTGCCGTTCCAGGATCATGTAGCCGAGGCGGAAGTTGCCGAAGATGACATTGATGCCATCGACGGCGTCGGCCGCATAGTGCATGTCGTCCTGGTTGACGACCGGGAACCCGTCGAAGTTGTTCGGCTGGCCGGCCAGGAGCGACGGCTGCCAGAGGTAGGGACCATAGTACCCGGATGCCACCGCGGGCCGGTAGACGCGCAGGGCCAACTCGGTCGCCTTGTTCATCAACAGCACGGAGCCGGTCTTGTACTGCGAGCCAAGGGCATACATGGTCTTGATGACGTCGTCGGGGATCATCGTGTCAGCCGTGGTGAGGTCCCGCTTATATGACGCGAGAATGGTCGCGTCGACAGCAACGCCGTCTGGCTCGCTGTAGCTCGTGTGGCCACGTCCGACTGCGAACTGCTTGGCTTCCTCGTTCGCTATCGCGACCGAGAACGAATCCGCGAGAATGGCCGCCAGGTTCGCATCGGTGTCGTCAAGTTCGTCCTCACCGACCTTCGTCAGGCCGTAGAGGTCTTCGACGTAGATGGTGTCCTTGGACGGAGTCGGCGTGGATTCGGTAATCGCGGTTCCGGTTTCGAGCTTGCCCCAACCGACCGATACCTCGGTGAGCGAGCGGATGCCGACCTTGTCCCTGCTCGTCGGGCGAACGCGGCAGTAGTTGCGGATGGTGTTGATCTGCGGCACAGCCCGCAGAATCTCGGCCTCGAGGTCCTCCGGGATGAGGTAGGCGCCGGTCGTGTCACCGACGAGGGCCTTTCTCTCCGGGGGAAGTGCGTTCCTCAGCGTGACGAGGTCATCGTTCGCCATCTCGCGGGTTCCCTTGCGAATCCACTTGAAGAAGGCCGACTTGTAGGCCCTGTCGCGGGTGTCTTCCTGAGAGGTCTTCTCTCCGGGCTTGACGACCTGGGTGCGGGCTTCCCTGAGCGCCATGTCGTCGAGCTGCTTCTTGAACGCAGTCATGTCCGCGTTCATGCGGTCCATTGCCGCCTTGTCCTCAGCGTGGATGGCCTCCCCCTTCTGGGCGGCCTCCAGCATCAGGTCGTTCTTCTTCTTCATCTCCTCCCAGGTCTCGGAGATTTTCGTCGCCAGGTCTTTGATGTCGGGCATTTCCTAACCTCCTGCTCGTGCGATGGCGGACTCCAGCAGCCTTTCAGCCTCGACTGCGTCGAACCCGCTCATCTCTGCATCGATGGTGGCGAGCACTGCACTCAGTTCTGCGGCCCCTGCATCTGCCTCCGGCTCTGGAGTGGCGTCAACCGGCTCCGCGCCGTTGCGCTTCTTCAAGAGTGCATGGAGTGATTCGACAGCCTGTGCCACCGATTCAATATCGTTGTTTGCGATTGCCCTCTCTGCGGCCCTCACATCCAGGATGACGGCGCCTTCGTTGGCCGGGAACGCGACCAGGGCAATCTCATACAGCTTGACTTCTTTGAGGTGCCGCACATCGTCGACGATGACCTCGGTGATAGTGCGGAAGCCTATCGACATCGACGTAATGGCGCCGTCCTTCATCAAGGCGAGGGCTTCGCGCGCCCGCTGGACGCCGAGGGAGAGCTTCGCCTTGATGTAGAGCCCGGTGTCGTCCTCGCGCAATTCAATGGGGATGCCGATGACCTCGTCGCTGAAGTGCGCCCAGGTGATTTTGATGCGGTTGTTCTTGTTCTCCTTGATGGTCTTGGCGAATGCTCCCTTGTCCACGATGTCTCCGTAGGTGTCGGGGAACTTCGCGAAGGTCGAGGCATAGCCCTCGAAGATGCCCTCGGCTTCATCCGAGAGTTTGACTTCCAGACAGGTCATCTTGCGTTCCATATTCACCTCACAGGCGTAATGATGACGCAGCGGCAGTTTGGCTCTCCCGGTCCTTCAAGGCCATTCGAGAATCGCGCATCAAGGGCAACCATCTCGCCTTCCATCGCCGCGTGTTCATCCCGCACCCTGTCATCCCGAGCTGTCAACCACATTTTCATGTCACATAGACCCGACTGCTTCGCTGCTTCCAGTGTAGCATGGGTCGCACCCTTCGTTGTCTCCGTACGGGCTATCCGCATGGCCTTGTACGGGCTCCGGTCCTCATAGAACTGCCTCAGGCTACGCGCGATGTCGTCGTTGGACAGGTTCGACGTCACGCCTTCGCGTATGACCCTCCGCACGTCGTCAAGGTTCGTCGCGATGATGGTCTTGACGTCCTCGGCGGCGGTCGCCTGGAGCCATGCTAGGAGCGCGGCCTCCATGGGATTGAATGACCACTTGCGCTCGAATCCGGTGGTGCTCCGCACTGAGCCCAAGCTTTCGGCCTGCTCACGGCCGAAGTCCTCCACGATAGCGGAGAGCACCCCGAGCATGACCTTCTGCCATTGCGGAGCGAGAGCTTCGATTGCCGCCATCGCCGCGTTCTCGCCGGTGGATTTGACTACTGCATCGCGTTCCGCTTCGTAGAGCGGCATGACCTTCTTCGCAATCACCGGCCACCACGCGACGCGACGCCTGTCCAGCCGGTTCCACGCAGCGGCCTTGAACTGCTCCGTGACAGCCTTTACCTCCATGCCGGGACCGAGCATCTTCGTCTCCTGCAACGTGAACGGGATGTAGCCGGCATCCCAACCGGGGTACTCGGTGAGCCCGAGGTTCAGCTTGGTGTTTATCTGCTCGACGGGAACGCCCATTGACCACAGCGTTTGTGCAGTCTTGACCTTCTCGCCGTAGTCGGCTTTCAACGCCGCTACGTTCGACGTGTCGTAGGCAATTGACATGCCGCCCCCGTAGAGCGGAGCGAGCCTGAGATTCAATGCGGCTTTGATGTCATCCAGCATAGGAAGTACAACGTCCTCATAGAGCGAGAGCCGGTACTGCGCCATGTTGCTGTACGTCGCCTGCTCCATGTCGCCCAGGAATGCCGGGGAGATACCGAAGGCACCTGCGATGTCCCTGAGATTGCGAAGCCGGGACGCGACGTAGTCCATTTCAACAGGCGTCAACGCCATCTGTTGCCACTTGACACCGCCGCCCAATACCCACGGCTCACGTCTCGTGTTCTTGGCAAGGTACAGCTCACGAACACGTCTGCGCGCTTCCTCGAACTGCTCGGCAGTCATGTCGGTATCGTGAGCGAACACGCCAGAAGGCGTGCCACGGTTCTGCATGCTGACCTTTTGGGTATCTTGGGCTTCGTTGTCCGTATCAATCGTCTTAGCAGCCGCCATCAAGGGCGATGTGCCCCAATAGGGATTGCCGGGATCCATCTGCATGAAGTGCACGAACTGCTCAGGCGGCGCTACCCACTGTCCCTGAGTCGATGTCACCTGCCAGCCTTTGAGCCACTGGCCGGGGATGTCTGAGGGTATAGGGCTTATGAGGTCCGGGTAGGCCGGCCATATCTCGCGGGGGATGCCGCCTACCATGAGTGGCTGCCAGAGTGCATTTCCGCACAGCTCCAGGTGCGCAATCAGGAACTCCATGATGTCCTGCCATGCGAACTCGGGATTGGGATGGCGCACGAGGTCCATGAACGGGTGCTTGTCGTTGACGACGCCGTTCTTGTCGAGGGCCACCCACGGGATAGCAGAACCTGCCTGCACGATAGTGCGAATCGCCCTGTAGACGTAGACCGAGATTTTGTAGCCCTGCCGCGTGGCTCTAGCTACCGTCATGTCGGAGTAGATGGGGACGTTCGGAGTGCGATCAGAGATGAAGCGGAGAGACGAGCGCGCGGAGTTGGGCAGAATGGACAAGGCCGCCTTGACTCTTAGCGAGTCCAAGGGGTTCATACGTCTATCCTATCATAAATTGATGGCGGCGTGCAGTCAGCCAAGCCAAAGCTTGTGAGGTAGAGTCTACTTGGTCGTCGTGCTCGCCGTTCGGGAACGCCGACAGCTCGTCGACATAGTCAGCAAGCCACGTTGCCCGCTCGGGCAGCAGCACCTTACCCGCCTCGATGAGAGGCGTTATGGCGGTAAGTCGCGCTGTCTTTTCCTTGTCGACTTTGACGGCGAGTACAGGCAACTTGGTATCACGCCTCAGCTCCTGTATCAGCGACTGGCCGGAGGCCGCGTCCTCTGTCAGGACGGCAGAGGGCTTGTCGTGGTCATAGAGGGCAACCGAGGCGCGTTTCAACTCCGGGAACTCTACCCTTTGGCGCCAGACATTCAACAGGTAGAAGCCGGTCGCCGCTTCGCCCCATACGGTACAGACGGAGTAGTCCGAGCCCTGGCCGGCCTTGAATGCGGTGTCCCACGAGTGGATGATACGGGAGAACACCGGCTTCTCGGTGTAGTACTTCCACCACTCGCGCTTGACGATGTTCCCCGAGGGGGCCTGTGGCCTGCACTGGTAGAGGGAGACAAACGCCTCGGAGCCTATCGTTGTGCGGATGGACTCCAGCACCGGCACGGGGTAGCGTTCTGGCCACAGCGCCTCGCCCTCCAGCCTGCCGAGAGGGTCATCGGCCTCTGCGATAGCCGGTAGCGTGATTGACTCCCATCCCTCGGGGCTCGCCTTCAAGAGCTTCCCCGCAAGGTCGTCCTCGTGCCAGCGGGTCATGACAATCACCACGGAGCCGTTCGGCTCCAGCCTCGGGTACGCGGTCCAGTCGTACCAGTCGATGGCTTTCTGCCGGTACACCGGGCTCGACGCTTGCTCCGCGTTCTTGACCGGGTCATCGATGATAAGCAGGTCCGCGCCCTTGCCGGTGACGGGGCCTCCAACGCCTGCCGTCATCATGCCGCCATCCGTGCCCGATACCGACCACATGGAGGCAGACGACGAGTCCTGGGCGATGCTGAACCCGACCTTGTCGGCGTGTTCCTGCACGAGGTTCCGCACCTTGCGGCCCCACGATGCGGCGAACTGCGCCTCGTAACTGGCGAGTATCACCCGGCCATCAGGACGATTCGACAGGAACCAGGCGGGTGTGTACTTCGACACCAGCTCCGACTTGCCATGCCGGGGCGGCATATTGATGATGGCTCGCACGTTGCCCTTCAATGTCCGCTGCATGACCTCGGACACGACCTCCAGGTGACGCGCTCTCACCCATCGGCCACGCGACAGCTTCTCAGCGAATGCCGCCGGACCGCCCAAGAACGCACGCACATCCTCTCCCTTGCACCCGAGCAGGTCACGCATGTAGATGGGGGCGGCAAGGGCCATCTATGACGCCTCCAGTATCTGTTGTCTCACGTCATCCCGAAAGTGGTCGGCGTACTGCCTCAGCACCCGGTTCGGCACCGGGAGCCCATCCGAGTACGCCACAAGTACCTCGGCACAGTGGTGCTGCAACACGGCTCCGTCGAACACGTCGCGCGCAAGGTCGAGGTTGTTACCGTCGGCCTCGGCCTGAGTCAGGCACATGGCGAGTCGCGAGGCGTAGCGTTCAGTCATGCCCAGCAGCCGGAAGTCGCGCAGGCCAGCCCGGACCTCGGCGGCGAACTCCTCGCGCGTCAGCATCCATACTTCTGTCATCCCTTGGGCTCCTGTGCCAGATACCAGTTGATGTACCCGGCGACGATACGCCTGCACGGGTTGGCGATGCGGTAGATGCACATGGAGTCGAGCATCGCGACGGCGAGTGCGGCGACAATTTCTAGCGGCAGCGTCAGCCATCCGCCGGTCGCCCACAACCACCACGCAACCGGCAACCAGCGTCGCCTTGTCACGTGTGCGCCTGCCCTGTTTCAGCCCTTGATGCGGCAACCACTCGCCGGGACGCTGCCGCCTTGCACGATTCCTTGATGCGGGCTCTCCACTCCGGAGTGAGTGTGCGGCCCTTCGCCACAAGACCGAGCCTCTGCCGCCTCTCGGGAGAGACGCAATGGCGACAGTAGTGGGTTCGTGGGATGCCCTTCGCCAACTCTACCCAGCGCAGCGTTCCGCACATGCGGCATGGCATCCTTGCGAACAGGCCGGTGTTGACGTAGCCAAGCTCGTGGCCGCGCGCCAGGAACTCGCAGCGGTCGGGCGGCAACCCGCGTCGGTCACCCACGTACACCGATACCCTCCCCCGGGCGCTTCATGCGGCAATCATCCGCCGGGTCATTGCCGCATAACTCGGCATTCTTCCGCCTGACGATTTCGAGCGCCCGGTCAGTGCCGCAGGCCAACCCGGACGGGTCCGCGGCGTACTTCACATGGTCATGGCAACCGTCACACGCCACGAGTATGTTGTCCATGGTCTCGATACCACCCTTCTTCCGGCTCCGAATGTGCGCCCGCTGCAGGCCCTGATTACTGCCGCATATCTCGCAGACGGCACCGGAGCACCATCCGTCTACCCACACGCCACCGGCCCGTTTGCACAGCTCCGGTGTGATGTTACGCATACGCGATTGCCTCAGCCTCGTCGTCTTGCCGACAGCCTTGATTCGCGCCGTGCGCTTCAACGTCGATGTCCGGCTGAGTCCCTGCTTTGCCCTCAGCGGCGTTCGTCTCTGGAGTGCTGTCCGTTTCATACTTCCCTATCTCCGGGCGCATCGGCCAAAGGTCGCTGCGCAGGTCAATCACGCTTGGCAACCTTCGCCCGTATCAATGGTCTCGTCTGAGCATACGACGCGCCACACTTGGCGCAGTAGAGGGTTTCACCGAGGTGCTCGCGGCCCTTCACCCACACGTGACGGCATCTCGGGTGATTCGTTTTCTTGCTCAATTCTCCCTCCATTTGCACCCTGCAATCAGCATCCCTCTGGATACCCGGTAGTTGGTGTCGATGACGCCGGCCCGGTACTCGATTTCTGCCTCCACGAGACGCTTGGTTGCCTTGTCCTGTTCGACCTTGCGAATGACTCTATCGTCCATGTTACTCCTTTGGCGTGGCTGGCCTTGCGTTCCACGCAGACAAGAGCTCGGCATTGTTGCCCCACTTGACAGAACCGACACTGAGCCACCACGCTACTGCGCACTTGCCCGCCTCCGCCTTGCTGGCTGCACAGAGCTCGATGACCAACTCGGTCTCTGCTCGCCTTCCTTCAGCCATGAAAGGGGTCACGAACGGTGACCAGTAGACTACGTCGAACTTCGGCGGCGACGGCTCTTTCTTGTACCAGTCAACCTGTTCAGTCACGCGCTGCAATGCCTGGTCTATGCGCACACGAAACACGGGGTGGAGCGGTTGGTCGAGCGGAATTTCTTCGCACTCGTATGTCCTGCCAGCGTCCGCCTCCGTTGCTGCCTTCAATGCCTCCTGGGCAGCGCCCATTGCAGAGAACGCCGCAATCGGGATTGTGTCCTCGTAATCATCCGCAGTCAGCAGCCATATGCTGTCCATACTACTCCTCCACTTCAAACCCCGTGCCAAGCACGCGCGCCGCTAGCTTGCAGAGCCAGACGGCGACGAGGCACCTCAGCCGCCACTGCCGGTAGCCGCTGATGCGCACGGTCATGGTCATGGTCTTCATGTCCAGTTTGGCCCCCGTTATCTTCATCGCTTCCCCCTCCTGCACAGGATGTACCAGGCGAAGTGCAGCCGAGCCTTGAACGGCCATTGCTCTACCGCTTGAACGTAGGTCATGAAGTCCTTCCGGCTGTACTGACGGAGCTTGCGCGCTACGCGACCGTTCATTTGTCCCCCAGGACCAGCTTCTGAAACATCCAAATCCGAGTGCGCATCCCGAGCACCATGTCCTTCTCGTGCGCTCTGTACCACGCCGCCGTGTCCGGTGTTCCGAGTGCCCTGCCTGCGCCGCGCCAGTCGGCCAGCATTTCCTTGCGGTAGCGAATCGGCATGTCGAAGGCTCCCGCCCCTATGGCAGTCGACGGGATGTCGTTGACGCTTGGCACCGCCACCGGAGTCTTGCACCACCACTGCCAGTGGTGCTTGTTGCGCTTCTGGTGCAGGAACCATGCCCAGTCGAACGCCGGGTCGCCAGTGTTGACCGGCTTGTAGTAGCCCGTCGAGCCGTGCCCGGAGTCAACGCCCCGGCCCTTTCCGTAGAAGTGCCGCGCGTACGGGATGAACTCGGACGGCAGGAACTTCGACCAGTCGTGAATGATGCCCAGCCACGGGACGCCGAGCTTGCAGCACTCGATGAACACGAACCACTTGTGGCGGAGCACGTAGCGAAAGTACTTTGTCATGGCCATCATTCATCCCCCTTCACCATCTGATTCTGTGCCTCGATGAACTTGTCCATGAGGGTAACGAATTCAGCCTTGCGGCCTTCCTCGTCAGCTATGGCATTGACCGAGAGGAAGATGGCGCCGACCTGAAGCGTCCAGGCGTTGTTGACTTCCCGGATGATGCGGACGCGGTCTGTCTCTTTGCCCGTTGCAAGGCGCTCAATCTGCACGCCAGTCTTGGCAAGCGACGATATGTCGGCCGGCGCCATCGGCGCGCCCGAGTCCATGAGCTTCTTCATCGACACCATGCCGGCCGATGCCAGCACCTGCATGTTGCGTCCGAGGCGAGCCTGCCGTTCATCCTGCTCGTCGCGCTGCTCGAGGGCCTTCTGCTCGCGTTCGGACCTGAGCCGCGCGTCAAGTTCCAGCACGCGTGATTGCCAGTGAAACCGCGACGAGTAGTTCTTGAGGGTGTTCAACGAACGCCGCAGCCCAAGCACTGTCAGTTGGTCGCGCAACTTCTCAAGGCTCCTGTCCGGCCCAAGCTGGTAGTAGACATAGAACAGTGCGTCGTTCCGCTGACACCGCATGCTGGACGTTGCGGCGGTGTCCATCTACACCCACGCCTCCCCGGTCCAGTGCTTGCCGTGTCTCTCCTGCATCACGAGCGCCATGGTCAATTGTTCCATGCTCCTGAACTGAGCAGGATAAGCAAACGCTTCCGGCCCCATGCTGACACCATGCACCATGCCGAATGCGAAGTTGTGCAGGGCGCACAGGAACACGACATGATTACAGGCACCGTACATCTCCTGTAGCTCGTCCTGGTGCGGAAGCCACACGGCGTCGCCCTTCCGTATCCTGAGTTCCCTCGCGGGGTCGACGGCGCACCCAAACGGCGGATTCCGTGACACGTAACCGCCTACGGGGTAGTTGTAGACGAAGCCGGATGCCAAGCCTGATACGTAGACGAGCGCACCGTCCTCTCTCACGGCATAGTCGTCGCCATCAGACAGAAACAGCGCGCCACTGCTCGTCTGGTTGTGCGTGCCCTGTATCTGCGGGCAGTCCGACATCTTCATGTACTCAGGTGTCCTATCCATCGCTTCGCTCCTTCATCGTCCCTTCACCACTCGTATCCGCACTTCGGGCACTTGTTCTTGGCGCTCCCGGCGCGCCTGCGTAGCTGTGGCGTGGGCTTTCATTCCATCTTCTCCGCTGCCTTCCCTGTGTACTCTTCCCACCGCTTCACAATCACGTCGCAGTAGTGCGGGTCTATCTCCATGCCGTAGCACTTGCGGCCTAGCTTCTCGCAGGCGATGAGGGTAGAGCCGGAGCCGAGGAAGGGGTCGAGGACGATGCCGCCCGCAGGTGTGCTGTTCTCCAATTGCGCCTGCACAAGCTCAACCGGCTTCATTGTCGGATGCGCCTCGCTGCGCTTTGGCCGCGCCACCTCAAAGACGGTTGTTTGCGCGTTGTCGCCGTACCAGCGCGTGCCCTCGTGGTCGCCACGCCCGCTGCGGCCCCTGCCGCGTGTCCACCCGTAGATGATTGTCTCGTGCCGCACGTGATAGTCGGAGTGGCCGAGTACCATGCTGTCCTTGACCCACTGGAGTTCCTCGTGGAACTTCCAACCAGCGGCAACCACCGAGTCGTTGAAGATGACCGCGTGCTCGCCCGGCGGGCGAGCACAGTAGAATGGCGCTCCGGGTTCCAGTGCGTCAGTCGCGAGGCCCCACGCCTTCGAGAGCATGGTGGCCGTGTCGCCCGCCGCGTCGTTGGCGATGGTCAGGCGCCGCTTCGTCCCGCCGGTGTAGGACACGCCATACGGCGGGTCTGTCCACATACAGACGGCCTTCTGCCCGTCCATCAGCCGCGCCACGTCCTCGGCCTTCGTCGAGTCGCCGCACAGCAGGCGATGGTCGCCTAGGAGCCAGAGGTCGCCGGGTTGGCAGACGGCCGGAGCCTCGTCGGGTACGGCGTCGTCCTTCGTGAGGCCGCCCTTGTGCTCGGCGGTCATCATGTCTTCTATCTCTTCGAGGTCGAAGCCCGTCAGCTCAAGGTCCAGCTCACCTGTGTCAAGTATCGAAAGAATGTCCTTCAACGCTACGAGGTCCCATTCCGTCTCGTCCTGCAGCCGGTTGTCCGCAATCATGTAGGCATCGGCCTTTGCCCCTGAGAGTGGCAACCGGATGACCGGCACCTCCGTGAGCCCCGCCTTCTCCGCGGCCTTCAAGCGCGCATGGCCGGCGAGCACGATGCCGTCAGCCGAGAGCAGGACAGGGTTCGTAAACGTGAACTCCTTGATGCTCTTCACGAGCTTGTTGATTGCCGAGTCGGGATGCAAGCGAGGGTTGCCGGGGTGCGGCTTCAAGTCACTGATCGCGACCATCTCGACGTTCATCGTTGCGGGAGTGGTCATTTCTGCCTCCGGTAGCTCTGCCCCGCCATGACGATGATTCTATCCTTGCCACACATCTCGCGCAGCCGGTCGGAGCACGCGCCGCCGATGTGCTGCTCGAGTTCTTCAAGCGAGAGGTTCGTGGTCAGGATGACGGACTTCTCTTCGATGTACCGGTCATCGATGATGCGGTAGTAGACGCCCTGGAGGAACGACAGGTCGCGCGGCCTCACCTTGCCGACATCGTCGATGATGAGCAGGTCGGGTTGCAACAGTGACCGATAGATGCCCTCTTCGGTCTCGGCATCCTCTTCGTCGTCGTTGTGCCGGTTGAACGTCTGGCGCACCCGGCCGATAAGGCGCGCCTCGTTCGTCACGAACACCGGGCACGGGAACTTGCGGACGCAGCCGCCCACTATCTTGGCGGTCGCTCCTAGGAGCAACTTCACCGCGAGAGCGCAGACGAGGTGTGACTTGCCCACGCCATAACACCCCGGCGACGCGAGGATAAGCGACTCGCCATCCCATGCCACTATCGTGTCGTAGGCGCGGGGTTGACGATCGCGCTCAAACTCGTCCAGCTTCTTCAGACAGAACGAGCCCATCTTCTCAATGCCGGACTGGGCTAGCCACACGGAATCCTGACACTTGCTCGCGTTTTGAAGTTCCTTTGCGAGTCTTTCGTCCTTGGCCTTCCGGGACGCCGCGTCGCCACAAGCATCGCAGATGGGGGTTTCCGGCCACCTGGACACTATGCCGCCGGGGTACGTGCGGACCCGCTGCTCACACTCGGCGCCACACGTCGCGCATGGCACCTTCTCGGTCGTTACGACCGCTTCAGCGGGCTGCTTGCGGGGGCGAACCTCAAAGTCCATGTCAACTCCCCCCTTGGATACCGTCGAAGGCGCCACTTGGCTGGTTTCCGGGTTGCCCATACGCCCGAGCACCTTGCTGATTGGCTCCATTGCCACCTCCGTGATCCTTGCGGTAATTCTCCCAACAGACGTCCTTGAGCATGAACTTGTCGAGCCCGCGCCCGAGGAAGTCCCTCAGCGTCCACTTGTACTTGAAGAAGTGCTCCGGTGAGGCGAGCACGCGAGCGTAGTTGTCGATGGCCTGGACGACCTCGGCCTCTGAGCAGGCGGAGAGTGCGCCACCGATAGCCCTCCGTGTCTTGTCGTCGAGCTTCCGGTGTTGCACGATGTTCTGCTCGTTCCAGTGCTCGAAGATAGCCTGAGCAGGTTTGTGGTCTGATTCCGCAGGAATCGGACTATATATACTCTTCTCTACTCTACTATAGTCTCCTATAGTCTGTGTGTTATTGACCATAGAAACGTCAGGCTCGGGTTGGTTTCTACTGGGCATAACTGTCGTCGGGTGTGGTTCCTGTGCTAAACAACTCGGTTTTGTCGGCACGGGCTGGTGCCTAGACTGGTAAACCGGCGCCACTCCGTCGACAAAGTTCTGACACCAGATAGCTTTGTGACTCCACGCCTCCGGGTCAATGGCTCCTAGTTTTGCCAGCAGGCCCAGGGTTTCCACGGCAGAAACCTCGCTCAGGTGGGTTTTTGCCAGTAGAAACTCCATCTCAGATGCGTCGTTTAGGTCGAGATAGTGCCCTTTGGTGTTGCCAAGCATCTCTAGGAGCTTGAACCAGAACGCATACCCGTCGTTCCCGTACCGCTCCTCGAGAACGAACATGGTCCTCTTGTGATTGCAGTAGTGCGGGAAGTAGTCCACCGTCTCCTTCTGGGGCCGCGCCATCCCTATGCCCCCTCGTGTGTTGCGGTCGCCGCCGCTTCCCGCATCCACCTGATGACCAGCGGGACTTGCTCGGGACTTAGGACGACGGCCGCGTCGTCGTTCCCCGACGGGTCCGGTTGCACCAGCCAGACATGCACGCCATCACAGCTGACCTGTATCGGCCTCATCTCCTTCATTGCCCGCCTCGCTTCTTCATCGCGTGGCAGATCTTCCACACGTGCTGTGGGCTCAAGCCACCGAATATCTCCCCTACCTCTCGCAGCGCAAGTTCCGGGTGCTCCTCCCTGTAGCGCACAATGGCAAGGTTGCGCTCCAGTTTCCTCAGTGGGTCATATCGCGCCATGTCCACCTCCACCCACAGTATACTAGGTCATGCCCTAGCGTTTCAACACGCTATACACCCCTACCGCGCGCTCTGTCCTCTCCCGTCATGCACGCTGACCCGTATCTCTCTTCCCTCTCGTATCGCCTGGAGCACGCCCCGGGTGATACGGTGGTGCGGGCCGAAGGTGCGCTGTAGGAACTGTGCTGCCTCACATGGCGACCACGGGCACTCGCGCTGGAACTCGCCGCTGTCTCTGCCTGTCGCGTCCTCCACCGCCTGCGCCACGATTGCCCACAGGCAGTCGTTGTAGCAGTTGAGCACCTCGCGCTGGATCTCAGTCAGTAGCGCCATGTTCGTAGCGGCCGGTTGCGGTCCCGGCCTTGCGTCCTATCCCTTCCGCTTCTCCACCCTTCGCATCTGCTGAGTCAAGACCCATCTGACGTACTCGCCGTCCTTCTGATGACTCTTGCGCGCTTCCTCCTGCACCTGGGCATGGAGCGACTCGGGCAACCGAAGCGAGAGCTTGGCAGTCATGTTGGATTCATCCATATCTCACCTCCACTGGTCTACTATACTGTGTCTGCGTTTCAGTGACAAGCCGACCGGCCTCAGTTTGTAATCTCCACGATGGTCATGCTTATCCCCTTCTCGTAGCGCAACTCGTATGTGATATCGGCATGTTCCGGACAATCATCCATGAGTATGTCGGCGCCGTAGGCGGATATTGGTTTCCCCTTGCTATTCACAACCTCGCGCCACGGCCCCAGGGCATCGAGCAACGGCTTCGCCCTCGCGATGAGGTTGTCGCGGTCCCGTCGCCGGCGGTCTGGCAGGACGAAGGTGACGAGAACATGAGCGTGGTCCGGTGCCGTCCAGTGTGCCTTGTTGCGCGCGAGCCTTGCTATCATCGTCACTGACTCTTTGTACTCCCGCGCCGCGGCGGACCTCGAGCGCCAGTACACCCGTGAGTTCGGTGAGCACTCAGCCGGCGGCAGGCCGGGAAGTTCAATCCTCATGCGACGTTCCATTCCTCGATGATACACGCAGTTGGGCAGCTAAACGCGCAGAAGTCGGCCTTCGGTCGTGAGTTGAACACCCCGAGGACCGCAAGCGATGGCTTCGTGCGGATGACGAGCCAGACCTTCGTCATGCGGCCTTCCCGTCCTGCGCCTCGGAGCGCGGGAACTCCTGCAATAGCTCGAACTTGAAGTGCTCGTCCTCGACGAGGGAACGCAGCGAGTTCTTCAGGAACACCGCGACTCCGGCGCTCTTGGCACTCGACACGATGTCGTCAATCCACTCGCCCGGTACCTTGACGCTCGGCTTGGTCTGTGCCCCGACGATGAGCCAGGAGATACCGCCGACCTTGTAGAAGGTGGGCTCGCCAATCTTCCAGTCCAACAGCGGCTCCAGCGAGATGTACTTGACCGTCGCCCCTACGTCTTGGAGGTAGTGGCACGCATTCTCGTAGCTCCAGAAGTCCCACGCACTCACGCCTACCCATGCGTTCGGCGGGAACGGGCTCCACTTCTGTAGCTCCTGCGGCTGCTTCGTCAGCAGGTAGAAACGGTGCTGAGGACATCCCTTGACGGCCTCCAGGATGGAACACGTCCACTCGGGCGGTACCAGCCGTCCGAATAGGTCTCCCATGTCGCAGAGGAAGATGCCACGCGGCTTCTGCTCGAACCGTGCGATAGTCAGCGTCCGCCCGCGTTCCCAGCCCTTCACTTGATGTAGCTCGGCAAGGCGGTTCGGCCAGAATCGCGGCGCAAACGGGTCAGACGGGTCGCAGCCCGGAGCCACGAGCGTGTTTGCCAGCATTCGCCCCCGTAGTCTCCCGTGTGCTAGGCCGCGTGCCCAGCAATAACTACAGCCATTGAGACATCCAGTCTCGGGACTCAGTGTGTATCCCTGCGTTCCGTCCGGGTTCCTCACCCACTCGATTGTCGTCTTGTTCATTCTCTCCCCTCCACCTGCTCCCAGCCGAGCACCCAAACCCAGGGGTTCGATGACCACGGGAACGTCTTGGCGTAGATGGTATTCCACCATCGCTCGTACGCCTCAACTGCATCGCCGTGGTTCCACGGCAGCGTATCGACGCCCTCGGCCAGTGCGCCTTCCTTCGTGATGTCCCATAGCCTCTCGGCGCGGACCTCGACGAGCGGGAGGATGAAGCGGGATGCCCAGCGGGGCATGAAGATAGAGGGGCGCCACTTGAAATACTTGCCGTAATGTGGCGAATCCGCCTTGTACACGATGTCTGGCGGTATCTCGCCGCGCTGCATCATCCCATAGCGGCAGTCAGCCCCGTCAGGCATCCACGTCTCCCTCACCCACAGCCTGTCCCCCGGCTGGCCGTAGGGACAGCGGACATAGAGGTATTGCCCATTCAGCAGGTCAGGCGACGGTTCCTTCCTCCAACATCTATCGCCATCATCGACAAGTTGCACGGTAGACGCCTCCGGCTGTGGCTTGACTGGCCTTCTCGTCTCGTGCTTGATGCCCGCCTGAATCGCCCGGATGCTCTCAGCAGACATTGTGATGGGGTGCTCGGTCATCGGGAGCCTCCTCCCTCTTGGGGTACCTCAATTTCATAGTTGATTGCCGCCATGCTCGCGTCATAGCGCGCTTGCATTGCCGCACGTATCGCGCCGTCAACATCTGACGTTGTGGTGCCAGCGGCTATCCGCCGTGCTTGTACTCCGCGCATGACTCGCAGGGCACGGTCGAGATGACGAAGTGCCGTTCCCATGTTGTAGGAATCGCCAACCTTCTCCATCCTCGTCATCGGGGGCCTCCGGCAGCCTCAATGAGCGGCTGCACTGGCACACGTGCGTAGAAATCTATCTTTGGCTCGGTGGAGAACAGCTTGATAGTGAACTCGCGTCGGTCGGCAAAGTACTCGGCAAAGACCATTCCGCATTGCGTATCTCCGACC